GAAGACCCGTACCCTTCCAGTACTGACGGTTCATCACAATGGCGTCAATAATCTCCTGAACCGACGAGTTAGCGTCATCGATGTTAACGTTGATGACCGTAGTGTAGAGCTCGTGATCCTTTGCAATCGGGCGAATGTTCTGCTCGTTGATCTTATCGTCGTGAGCAACGTCACGACCATCGCCAATCAGAATAGCCCGGGCCAGCTCCTCATCGAGCATCAGCCGCATCTCACCCTTAAGCCAGGTGACAACGTCAAAGTCGGTGATATCGACCATGTCATCGCGATCCAGCTTCTGCTTCTTGTAGATGGTCGTCGGAGTCGTAACCCGCTTGGAGACGCCAAAGAACTCTTCCTTCTTCAGGTTACCAGTAATGTAACCCTTTGCCCTGGCCTCATCCGGGGTGAGGTCAGCCGACATCGTCTTAACGCGGCTAAACGGGCTCTTCCGGGTCGCCGAAAGCAGCTTATTAACCCACTCAGTCCGACGAGTGAACCACTCCGGAGTCGTGGCAATGTTCTGGGCATCCGGGAACAGAAGATCGATGTCAGTGATACCATGCTGTAAAGCAAAGGCGTCAACGGCGTCTTTAAGTGAACCGAGCTTGGTAGCGTCTGCGACAATACCTTCAATGTCAGAGTGAGAAAGAGTCGGAGAAGACTCAAACTTAAACTCATCGCCAATCTCAAACACGTTTCGGGTCATATCGGAACCTTCCCTATCGTTGTAATCAGTATCGTTCATATTATCTTGTGCCATCTCTTCAGATCCATCCACTTCAGCTAAAGCTTCGCCAAGCATGTAGTGAAGAACCTGCTTCTGCTTATCAGTCATAGAATTATATACATCTTCGACTGTTTCATCATCAGAGGAAGGTGAATCCTCTGCGTGAACTAATTCGGTCATGTTTTCCTCTTTGTGTTCAAACTCAAGGCCGGTGTAAATAATAACTTCATCTTCTAATGTAAGCTCATCTCCGTCAGAGTGCTTAATGGTAACATTTTCAATAAGTGCTCCAGGGTTCGCTCCGGAAAGAACGAGACTAACCTCTCGAATAGCCCCGTGTAAAACTCGTCCAGTGCGCTCAATCAAATCATTTGCCCAGATAGACAACATGTTGATGTCGCCATGCTCTAATAAATCTTTTGCGTGACTAGCTTTACCCGAAGAATTAAAGAAACCATATGCGTACACGCCATCTGGACGAGCTTCTAAAATTGCATGGCCAAGAACATTCTCTGGATCATTGTGCCCGTGCTGCCAAACCAGAGGAACTTTTGCCTTATCCTGATGCTTAAAGGCGTCAGGCATAATGGTTCGCCCGTCGGTGCACTTAAGCCCCGCTTTTGTGGCGTAACCGCTAAAATCTGCTTCCATTTTGACTTCCTTTCCTAAAATTCAGCCACGTCGTTTAATGGCGGTTGTTGTGGCATGTTGCTATTGACCAGCTCGTCGGCTTTTGGATCCTTAGAAGGAGGAATGCCAATAAACCCACGGATTTCGTTTGAAGTTAGAATTTCGTTTCTTGTAAATTTATCCGCAATGTCAGCAAGGTCACTAACAGAAACAAGCTTGAACGGATCTTTAAAGTATTGAATTCGTTCACCATCGGAAGTCCCAATTGGTCCAAGGAAAGCCCTCTGCATAGATTCTACAATTGCGTCTGCAATTGGCTCAATAGACCTACTATAATAGTTTCGCATGGCTTTTTCATCCGCAGTGCTATTCATAATGTCTTCGGTAATTCCCAATTGGCCGTAAAGCATACCAGTTAAGTACTCAATCTGTTTTAACAAATTGTTTTCCGCTGGGCGGTTTAACTGAGTAATCTTTTCGGTTCCATCGGTATAAGCAATTCCGTACTGGCTGCCTTTTAATTGGAACTCAATATCTTCTCTTCGCTTTTCTGCTTGCTGACGCCTAGCTTCAGATTTTACAACGTACGGCAACTGAATAATTAAATCTAACTTGCCCGAACTAGACTGTTCATCAACAACATCAAGAAGCGTAAGTTTTCTAATCAATCGCTGTAACGTAGAGTTTGGCTCGTTCATAATCGCATACAAAGGATTCTCTACAATAGCCACATAGCGTTTTTCTAAAGTAATTTCTTCTCGTTCTCCACGAGCTTCATTATAGAGATTGATCCGAACATGCCTAGGGTACCAAGCTACAACTTCTCCGACTCTAAGAGTATAAATGTCAAACTTTTCTCTTGTCTGCGGATTATAGTTAGTGTCAACTGGAACTAAAGCAGCGCAGCCCTTGTCAAACATTGTCATCACAATGTCCTGCCGAAATGCTCTAGGACCCTGATCAATATTTGCCTCTAAAGTCAAAGCGGTGTTTAAAGCGCTTTGCATGTCTTCCATATATCGGCCATTTGCGTCGAGTTTAACATGTTTAAAATTAAAACTTGCAACGTCAATGCTCATTTTTGTGTAGATTGACGTGACAATTGACTTTTCATTGTAGTAATGAAACCTACTTCGATCGGGCCTGATGCCATAACTAGGACCGTTGTGATAACTTGTTGGATCCCAAACTTCATAGTTGTCTCTAAACGCGTTCCAAGCGTTTTTAAATCTATCTAACATCGGCATTAATGCATCACCTCCTTAAGTTACGGCGTAAATCTTACTTATTAAGCCTCTTCTAAAGCGGTAATTCTCTCGTCAAAATCGGCTAAAGCTGTAAAAATACTAGTAAGGGTTTCGCTATTCGCGGCGAGAAGATTCTCGTAAACACCGGGCTCAACCTCAACAAAAAGTGCAATACTTTCAAGTTTCTGATGCTCCCGAGGCTCTCCTAAACTGGAAAGGATCACCTGAGTGGTTTTCTGATGTTCATTCATTCAAAAGCCTCCTTATTGGCTTTATAGGCAATATATGCGTCCATCATCGCGGACACATTATCAATTTTTTCGTCTGCTCTTTTTTTTAATAACTTCCTATTACCGTTGGTATCTTCCAGAGTAACTGCATTTCCCATGGCAAAGGACATTAAATCTTGATCAAAGATTAACGCTCTTTCTTCAGCTAGGATTTTTAACTCTCCTAGAGGAACTGATTCGGTTTTTGCCCCCTGAATAACTTTTTCAATTCCATACGGTCCGTTTTCTGCTTCCCAACGAGCTACAAATTCTTTTGCGTTGTATGGATCAAAACCTAAACATCTGACATCGTATTCATTTTGAACAATAAACGCGTCAAGGTCGTCGTAAACTTCCATCATATCAAGAACGTTTCCCTCTAAAACCTGAAGACTTCCTTCATTAATAAAATCATCGTACTTTGCTCGCATGGCACCAGGTAGTTTCATTAAAGTAAGACTCGTGATGTAACTTCTTGTTTTGATACCAAAAGCGCCATTATTTAATGGAAATAAAAATGTAAAAGCACAAAAATCGTCGCCCTGTGAAAGATCAGCGCCTAAAGCGCAGGGTATAGTCCAGAATTCTCTAGACCTGTGAGGGATAGTTTCTTCATAAGTAAAGAAATATGTATACCCTTCCATTGGTATTCCAAAGCGCTTTGCCAAAATATCATTTCTAGACGCTGGAGCTTTTTCAGCTCTTTCCACATCCAAATGATAAACGTCATAAGTAACCGTTTTACCTAGATTTGGATTTGCTTTAACCCACGTTGCTGGATCTGAAACTTCTTCAATGTCGTCTAGTTTATAATGCCAGATTGAAACGTGCGGTGCTTGATACTCACCTTTTAAAATATTAGCAAGCTCCATTTTAATTGTATCGCCAGACCCGTTTCTAACGGTTCCCTCAGAACTAATCGCAACGATTAAATAGTCTTCCATCTTAGAAGCGCCCTGCTCAATAGCCCCAACAACATCTTCTCGAATATCCCCAGAAAGCCACTCGTCAATAGTAGAAACTTTTGGTCTAAGACCTTGAAGTTTATTAATTGCCATCGGTCTAACTTCTAAAAGAGACCCAGTCAAAAAGTTTTCAACACCTTTTTTTGTAGAGGCTAATTTAACCCGTTCAATTTTTGATCCGGCTGTGTTTCTAATTGAGCCTTCAGTTAAAAATTTAAATAAAGGACCTCTTGCTCTTGTCACCGCAGTTCGAATCGGAGACATTACTTCATCAGCCTGCTTCATAGTTGGCGCTGTTGTTACTTGATGCGTTGTAGCAGTGTCGACGTTAAGAAAATATGCTTGTATGCAAGCACCGTACATTGATTTTGCGGCTCCTCTGGCTACAATCAAATACTGTTTTGTAACCAGTCGCTTTTTAATCAACTTTTTAACGTATTTTCCTTCTTTTCCGTTTTCACCGGGTTGATAAACGCTTCGCTCAACAAAATAATACCAGCCAAAAATTTGTTCTGCCCATAATTTGAACGTGTCTAATAAATATAAATTACTACCATCAGTTAGCGTCAATTCCATTTCACAGTATTTAATAAAACCTTCTACTGCTTGATCATCGTAATAAATGTTATGATTAGAAATTAAATCATCAATTCGATTCATCTCTAAAGAGATTTCTCTATTTACTGGAATTTCGCCTGAAAGTACAGAGTTTCTAAACTCGCCATAATACTTTGGGGTTGCAGTGTTTGACATCGGCATATTGTCTCCTAAAATATTTTACGCTTTTTTAATTTTTGGCGCAAGATAGGAGGCTGCTTCTTTTGCGTCAAATTGTCGAGTTAAAGCTACTTTAACTCCATAAATTGCAGCACCAGTCGCAACTGTTTTTAGAACTTTTTGGCCGCCTTCACTTAACAATTTTTTTGTTACGGCTTTTCCTGGTGATAGATCCGCTTCAATTAATTGTTTAAGTTTTTTTTCATTTTCTAAACGAGAAATAAAGTTTTTAAGATCATTATCCGACAAAGTCCGTCTATTAGAAACAGCGGCTTTTCTTTTATTAATTTCTCTAGTTTGTTTTTTAGTTCGTTGTTTACGAACTCCCCATTTCATACCTTTTACGCCGGCGTGCTCAATTTTTCCATTCATTGAGTAGCTCCGATCATCAAGAATCTCTAGAACTAATTCTAGAGCTAACTAAATCTGTCCCAATTACAATTAATAATCCAGCGGCGGCTTCTTTTCCGTTTTTAAACTGAGAAGCTTTTTGTCTAGTTTCTTCGTTTAACTTTTTTTGTTTTGCAACAATTTTTCGAGCTTCTCTAGAGCCAATTTCAGATTTTTTAGCTTTGGCCTCTTTTTTTGCCGAAGCTAAATCTCTGCGAAGTTGGCCGCTAAAAACTTTTCCTCTAGCTTCATCAACTTCTTTTTCAAATTCGGCCCGGTCTTTTGCTCGACTTGCTTTATTAAGTTTACGGTTTTTTTTAACCGCCGCTAATTTTCTGGCTCCTGCTTTACGAACTCCCCATTTCATACCTTTTACGCCGACATGAAAAATATCATTTCCAGAAAAAATTAAACCTTGCATTAAAACGCTATCAACTGCAAGAATTTTTAAACTAATAATTCTACCCATAGCATTAGTAATTGGAACTACTTTGTAGCGCAATTCATTCATTGAGCTTTGTTTAATGTTTTTAGAAACAGTCTCAACTTCCCAACTATTGTCAGGATTTACCCGAATAGACATTTCTCGAGTTCCAGAAGCATTTGTGCCCTGTTCTTTTGCTACGTCTTTTAAATGCTTTATTAAATTGTTTTGATGATCTTTATAATATTGCCTACGTGTCGGACTATCGTATGATAAATCTTTACCTTCGTATTTTTTATTAATTAACCCAATCTCTTTATTTGCCCGTCCAGCAGCTTCATTATAAAGTTTAATAGTCATTTTATTACTTACTGCTTTTTGTTCAAATTTTCTATCTTTTCTAATTGTTTTTAGGCTAGACTTTTTTGGGTTTTTACGAACTCCCCATTTCATACCTTTTACGCCGGCATGATCTAACTGAGAATTTGAATACATTGACATTTTATCTCCAATCAAGTATTTCGAACAAGTTTAGAGCCAAAATCAACAGTTTGCGCCATAATTTTTTGACCTTTTTCACTTCTTAAAAAAGCAATGCCCCCAGCAGCAATAGCAACAAAAGCAGCCTGTGTTCCCATTTCTCCAGTAGCTCTTCGCGCAACAGCTTTAATTCTTTGCGCATTTTTAGCGTTTCGGTCTTTAGATTTTCTTTCTTTTTTTGCTTTACCTGCGTGCTTAGACATGTCTTGCGATTTTAGATGAAAATCAAACGCTTTTTTGTATTCAGAGCTGTTTTTACTTCGTTGATCTACGGTTGCTTTAACTAATTTTCTTCTAACTCCTGCGCCTTCACCATAAAACATTTTTGCTCTAGCAAATTCTTGGGCGTCTTTTTTTGCTTTTTTATTAATTGACCTTGAGGCTCCAGTTGGAGTTTTTTTACGAACTCCCCATTTCATACCTTTTACGCCGGCATGTTCAATAAAACTCATACCTTTTTCAATTAAAATTGGATCTAAAGCATTTTGGTTAAATTTTTGTTTATCATTCATGGCAATTCAACCTCCCGAACAAAGTTTAGACGCCACTCAAATTCTTTGATCTGGTTGTCCATTGCCTCTAGCAAAAATGAAGTTCCAGGTGGGTCAAACAAAACTCTACACTTTAAAAACACAAAAGACTTAACCATGTGTAACTGTTTATCTGGAAGATCGAGCTCACTCCACTCAGAGGTTTCGTCTTGAATAAAGAACCCGTCGTCTTCTCCAACACCAAGCTGAGCCAGTGAAGAAAAGGATGTATTAATGAACATAATAATGTCGGGGTCAAAAGCAGTATAACTTTCACCAATGCCTAAAACTTTTTTAGTACTAATCAGAATGCTATTCTCCATTTGAACCTCCTTTCAGACTACCAGAGTTTTGTGTCTCCAGGTTTTCTTTGTGAGAAAGCGGGTATTAATAAGTTTTTGTTGCCGTAATGAATGGCATTATGCGTGGTTTTTGTTGTGGTAATTAAAAACTCTGGATCTAGTATCCATTCTTCTCCGTGCAAAATATCTTCTTTGATTATTGGATTTATGTGATGAACTAGAAGATTACTGTGAATTTCGTACCCTTCAACGCCCAAATCACACCCTTGATCACGCAAAATA